GCCAAATTTGAAGAAGCATCTTACCAAACGCTTCAGCAGTGTCACATTGTTGATCTAGCCGTTAAAGGGCGAGTGAATAAGCGCCTTAGTGGTAGACAGTCAGAATACGGTTCAGAGCGTCGTGCCGGCTATCCAGTGAGCGACAATGGCATCAAGAATCGAACGAGTTTGTTCCTGATTAAATACAAAGAAGTGGGCAAGGAGTTTGCCTATGTTCCTGGAATTTTTGCAATTAGTCGCGCCACTGATAATGACAACTTCATCTATCTTAAATTCAACAGCGGCTTCACTGCCATTGCTGATGCAAAGTTCTGGCAGTTTAAGCTTGAGCCAGTGGCCGATCCATTGGCTGAAATTGCCAAGCATCCAGAATTGCGTGGCACAAATGGTCAAGTGTCCTACCTTTACATTGAAAATTCAGGAGAACCACAGACATGGGACAAGTTTCAATTTACGGGAAGGACTATTAGCAGTGCATCAGGCTTTCCCCCATTGAATGAAAACCCAAGCGGCATTAACGAATGGGACTTGTTCAACTTAGATGCTGACACGCAAATCACCTCCACTTTTGATAATGGCCCGGAGCTATCTTTGACTTGCGTGACAGAACAGACCATCCAGCCCTTTTCTGATTTTCCAAAACTTTACAATCAACTCAGCTTGATTGGCTTTAATATTTTCTCGGGGCGCAATTTACAAGATCTTCGTAGTTTCACTGCCTATGTCACGCAAGGGCGATGGGTGAAGAGACTAAGGACTAGCGGACGCGATGAAAACAACACTCAATGGGGCACTCCAGGATACAACTACTTGCCTGCCACGGAGGATGGTCCAACATGCTTTGCGCCAGATATTTTCTATGATTCCGCCATGGACGCAGAAGATGGCATTGGCAAGTATTCAAATGGTAATGCCATTAACATCACGCAACTTGCCAAGACAAAATTATTCTGTCAGACCAATCAATTGTACATGGATGGCATTATTGCCGATCCGACGAGTTGGCGGGAATTCTGGGTGGGAGTGGCACCATATAGCCTGCTTGAATTTGCTCGCATTGGCGGCCAAGAAACCCTTGTACCAGCAGTGCCATATAACGAAAACACTGGCGCCATTGATAGAACTATCAACATTTCAGCCCTGTTCAACCAGGGAAACATTATTGAAGATAGTTACCGCGAAGAATATTTGGACTATGGCTCCAACGTGCAAGATTTAATTGCGTCAATTACCTACAGAGATACGGACATCAATGGAGTGTTTGCACGAAATAGAACAGTGGAAGTGAGGAGAAACGATTCCATTGAAAGTGATTCCATCCGTCAATCTTTTGACCTATCACAATTTGTAACCAATCAGAATCAAGCAATTCTCTATGGGAAGCTATTGTGCAACACCCGTCATTGGGTGAGAAGGGGCATTGAATTTCGCACCTTCCCCACTCAGGATCCATTGTCCCCTGGCGCTTTCATCTATGTGGACATCGGACAAAACCAATGGGATGGCATCCGCACGGGCATGATCAGCGCTGGCGGTGCCCTTAACATGCCCCTCGACAATTCACTGGTTAATGGCACCTACAACTTCCTCCTCTATCAAAGTGGATCTGGCGTGCTGGCGCAATCTGCCTATGTGCAAGATGGTATTGCCGCAACACTGGCTTCGCAAGAGGGCAAGCTTTTTGTGCTCGGCACTGTTGTGAAAACCAAGCGAGTGTTTAGGGTGGCAGAAGTGAATATGGATGAAGAGGGCGAGGTGACAGTACGCGCCACTGAATATCCATGCACTACTGACGGGCTTTCGCAAATTGCAGATTTCGATGCCAATCTCTTCTCAATTCGCTAAGATGAAATCATTGATGCTTTGGCTAACATGGGATTTTATACTGGCCGCACTGGATCCCTATCAATTGCTGGTGGGCTTCCCATTGCAAAGATCAAGGACTGGTCTCTGGATACAACAGTAGAACTGCTTTCCACTAATGACATTAGCAGCTCTGTCAATACCTTCACCCCAGGCGTAAAGGGAGCCACTGGTAGCGCCACGCTTTTGTATTACCGCCTAGAAAGTGGTGAATCTGGCGCGTACCAGCAGTTTACGGCCATGCTTGGCAGGGTGATGAAAACTGGCACCATTACAACCACTGACAGGGTTTTGCTTGATCTCAATGTTGGGGGAGGGGCTGCCGATGACATTCAGCTTTATGCTTACATCACCAACGCCACTGTAGGCGTGAGCACTGGCGAGTTGTCCACTGTTCAAATTCAATTTACCATGGATGGTGACTTTGTTGACGTGATTACTGCATGACGTATTTCATTGGTCACTATGGAAAAATAAAGCTAAAGCGGAAAAACCAAACGGCATTTACCAGCAGTGTTGGCCCTAACGACGTTAACACTACACTGAATCGCTTTGGCTTTGATGGTTCATTAGAAAACTTGCTCACTGGCGATCAACTAGTCATTACGACCAACGATGCTCGTGGGCTTGATTTCATGCCATCTTCAACGTGGCCAAGCGGAGGAGGGGCTACGCTCAATGAAATTGTCCTCTATTCCAATATCAATGCAATGGGAGGCATTCGTCTTTTTAACACTTTTCCAGATGCCATCAATAACGTAAGGGCAAATGAATATCCATTGGAAGCCTTTACTGGTGCCCCCATTGAAATTAGCGTAAGAATTCTGGGGAGTGTCGAGCGGGTGTTAGGCGATGTAAATGGCTTTTCTTTCAATACCGATAGGGAAAGCATTGAAACCACTTCCTTGAATGATAAATTCAAGCGTATGCACTCTGCTGGTCTCATTAGCGGTGGCGGTAGTATTGATTGCTTGTTTGGCGCCAATGCCGACAGTCAAACTGAAAATAGCTTGCTCATGCTTCAGTTGATTAATCGCGTGGAACTGGGCAGTGAATTTTCATGCTTCTTGCAACTGGTAGACAATAGTGTAGCCATTTACTCAGCAGCTCAGGACATATACTATGAGTTTGATGCTATTATTACTAAGTCCGGGGTGGAAGTAAGGGCTGATGCTCTCATTTCTTGCGCCATTGACTTCGTAACCACTGGAGAAATCAAACTCCTCATTGGAAGGCCATCAGGGTACATACTTAAGGAAGATGCTGATAAAGTGCTGAAAGAAGACTTAAATGCCTTGCTAACTGAGGTGACCGACTAGAATGAATCCATCTGGAGATTAGTAAATGGCTGACCAGCGTATTACGCAGCTAACAGCACTTTCTGCGAGTGGCGTGGCAGATATTGATGTGCTGCCTATTGTAGACATTAGCGCAAGTGAGACCAAGAAAGTCACGGCGAAAGACTTGGTGGCCGCTGGTGTTGCTCTGATCAATGCTAGCACAATTGATATTGGCAAAATCAATCAAGCCAGTGCCACTAAACTAGGCACCACTAGCTTGGCAGACGATGCCATTACGGCAGCAAAACTTGCTGATGATAGCAGTGTCTCCACTGCCTCTACAGCACCAGCCTCTGACAACTTTGAGGGAAGGCTATGGATTAGCACCACTGATAAAACTGTTCAAGTTTATGATGCTGGTGCATTTGCAGACATCAAGGTTGACGCTGATAACTACACTGCGTTATCCGTTGGTACAGCGGCAGTTGCAAATGATGCCATTACTTATGCTAAAATTCAAAATGTTAGCGCCACTGATAAATTACTTGGACGTAGTTCAAGCGGTGCTGGCGATGTAGAAGAAATTACTTGTACGGCTGCTGGCCGTGCATTGCTTGATGACGCTGATGCTGCCACGCAACGCACCACTCTTGGCTTGGCGATTGGCACCAATGTACAGGCATACGATCCGGCGCTTCTGAGTATTGCAGGGCTTACTACTGCGGCAAACCAACTTATCTACACCACTGCCTCTGACACCTACGCAACCAGCACCCTCACCTCTGCAGGGCGTGCCTTACTTGACGACGCAGATGCCACTGCGCAACGGAGCACCCTAGGGCTTGGTACTATTGCCACTCAAAATGCTAATGCTGTTGCCATCACGGGAGGATCCGTTGTTGTTTCCGGCCTTACTTCTACTATTTCTTCTCTTGGCACTGTAAGTATTGCCAATGGTTCCGCAACACTTTCTGGCCTCACTTCTTCCGTCTCGTCCCTTGGTACTGCCACTATCACTGGTGGTTCCATCACTGGCATCACTGACTTGGCAGTGGCCGATGGTGGCACTGG